CAAGATAGACTCCGCAGAGAACTGATCGGTGTTACCGATGGGTACTGTGTAGGTACGAGTGGTATTGATTGATCTCGGTGGGTTGTAGTCGTCAGTAAAGAACAACAAGTTCTCGCTGACAGTCCCCGACTTCACCAAGTTAATCGCATTGATTAAGTACAATGGGTTGAAATTCAATGTGGTATTGACACCACCCCCATCGTCGATACTGACAACGTGGTAAGTCAATATGCCCGTAAGCACATTGAACGAAACAATCATATCCAATTTACCGGTGGCGCCGATTGGGAAGTTGGGGTCATGCACAAACCAATAGATGGTCTCTGCCTCCCCGTCCTCGAAAGCACCGATACACTTAGCATCGCTACTCAAGGCGGTCCCGTTGATATATGTCAGCGCGGTAAGCGACTCATTTCCTTTGGTGTTCTCGATGACGCCTATCTCCGCGTTCTCGGTAGAACCCATGCGGATATTCATCGCGTCAATGTATTGACCATCAGGAACCAATCTCTCATCGAGAGACTTGTTCATCTTACCTGCTATGAAGTTTCTTGTTATATTGGCCATGTTACTTTATCCACTTATCCATGCCACGGAGACTCATCAACAATCGTCCGGGGTGTATATTGCTCAATCTAATCTTCGCATTTCTCAAAAGTGCAGCCTTTTCTTTTCTTGCTCTAGCCACAATATATTCCTGTACGCCCAACTTTGAGTTGAGGATTTCGTACTGGATGTACGCATATACGTACTTTTCGAACAATTTATTCACCGTGATCAACGAGTCATCGCCACCCTCCATGCCATCTGATACGTACTCAAGGATGCACAATCTATCGATCATGTCAGAGTTGAAGCGGTCTCTGTGTTAAGACCATAACGCTCACCAAGTCCGTACTCAAAATACCACTGCCCATCGATGTTCCAACCTTCTTGGCCGTCAAACATCCCACCCGGATTCATGTAGATGTTCTTCTTGGTACCATTCAATCTTGTGGTATCGATGTGAGAGTTCTGTGGTTGAAGGATATTCCCGTTCTGATCGAACAAGATGTTGGCTTGGTTGTCCTGCAAGTAAGCGCGTGAAGAAAGAATCTGCACGTTCTCAGTCATTGGCAACAGATATCCGTCTTGGTACAAAGAGATACGAACCCAATTGACGTAGTCGCTTGGGAGAATGTATCTGAGGTTGCTACCCACGGTCAACTCAAGGACTTTGATTTCCTTGAACGCATCGTAGTTCAATTCCTGTACCGCGCGCTTGGCGTGGAACAGAATCTTGTAGCGCTCCTCATTGTTCACCAACGAGTGATTGCCGGCGTACATCAATTGAAAGTTCTTGACGATATCTTGGAGGCTTACGTATTGGTAAGACCCCCAGTTGGCGTTCTCTGGCGAGTTGCCATCGTTTTCGTAGTATTGATACTCGGATAAATAAGCCATAGTTGTTATTGTTGTACGCTAAATGAAGGCTGTTCGTGTGCTTGCTGAGTCATTCCGAATTGAACTACTTCAGCCTCTCTGATAGACATGCCTGCGTATTCAAGGATCTTGGTAGCCAACTTGTATTGGTAGTCCTCGGGCAGTTCAAAGTCTTGATAGTCAGGCTGTGATTGGTCGAACACCGGCTCACCACCTGTGATGCTGATGTATGTCCACTTCGGCTCCAATGGGTATCTGAAGTAGTTGGCAATCACCTGGCCGGGAACCTTGTAACTTACTGGCATCACTGTCATTACCTCAGCCTGCTGTGTGTAGGCGGGGAACAATGTTGATGGCGCAGTGAGTGTAGATGTATTCAAAAGAGTTGACTTTGCTTGAGTCACCTTCTCTGCTTCTACTGCCGCTGATGCTTTCAGAATCAAGTAGTTGGCAGGAGTGGTTGTAAATATGTTGTTGTCCAACAGAATCACGGTGTTGCTCGATACCACTACCACATTGGCCTGCGCGTATGTGGTGGTATTGACCATCAAATCACCGGGGACAATGCCCGCTGTGGTGAATGTAGCACCGCTATCAACCAATTGGAAAGCCACAACAGAAGTGTTGGTTCCGCTGTCAAGCACGGTCGGATAACAGATAACCTTGGTCATCATGTAGTAAGCGTCCCCTGTGGTTGACAAACTTGGCAGGAAGAATACGCTACCAGCGAAATGGCTAACAGGATTGGTCACGTTGAATATCTCCATGGCCTCCTCGTAAGTTCTTTTCAAATCTGCGTAGTCTGTGCCTGACACCCGATTGTTCTCCATCGTGATGATCTTGTTGTAAGAAGAGAACATCTCCTCGTACAATTCCATCTGTGCCTGACTGGCAAATAAGTTAAAGTCAGACGGAGATATATAGCCGTAGTTATTCTTGTTGATGATAGACAGTACGGTATTTCTTACTTCATTGATCATAATGTTGCTTAAGGCAAAGATAAACAAAAAAAAAGAGGGAGCATTTGCCCCCTCTCTTTAGGTAAAAAGAAAAGTTTAGTATTGCACTTCCATGCTTTTCTCAAGCAACTTGATGGCGTCAATTCCCTCTTCTGTTTGGAGGAACAAAGCCACTTCAGTGTATGGATCGGACCCGAATGGTACGTTCATCATCTTGCGCTTGTTGCTTGGGATGTTAAACCATACCTCCTTGTTGCCGTTTCTAAATGCCAACACTTTGCTATCAAAGTACTTGTGGACATTAGATTCCAACTTGAGCATTGGGTCATTAATAAGGTTCAAGAATCCCTTTGGGTCTCTCTTGGCGTAAATCAAAATGTCTCTCTTCAATTCCGCTGTGCTAACAACAGAGGGGTCTTTGCCAAACAAAACTCGAGCGACATTCTCAAGTTGCTCTATTGACAATGAGCGAGCCTCCATCAAAGCATCAACCTCTTCGTTCAAGAAGTCAACCTCTTTCTGTGCATCCTTCTCGTAGTTAACCTCTGTGAATACAGTACCATTCATTGGATGGTAGTGGAGGAAGTGTTGGAGTACAGGGTTGTTCTTGGGAACACGAAGCATACCATCCTCGAAGATGATCGGCTCAACAATGGCGTTGCCATCTTGTTCCTCTTCGAATGGAGATTTTTGGTTTACTGCATATCGCAATGGGCGATTGACGTTGTTGTCTTCATCAAACCACAACAGAGGGAATCTGCGTGTGCTTCTTGATGGGATAGTGAAAGAAAGTGGAGACGAGTGTAAAAGTTTGTAGACCTTGTCTACTGATACGATGTTGTGTTTCATGATATAATTTGATAAGATTTTCTTTTTAAAAAGGAGAGTGCCATTGCTGACACCCTCCTGATTATTTAAATCAACTTGTCTGTTTTATTACAGATTAGGCACCGTAACGGAACAATACGAAGTTGTTAGCACCCAAGGTACATACACAACGCTCAGACAAGAAGTTAACTTCCATAGCATCCAAGTCGCTAGTAGCAGCACCACCGGCAGAACCTGTGATCCAAGTCTTGTAACGACGATCCTCAGTGGCAGTTGCGCGGTAACGAACGTGCAAGAAAGGACGCTTGGCGTTCTTACCCAACACTTGGTCGTATACTGTGGTAGAACCAGCAGGTACCAACAAACCAGTGATTACGTTAGCAGTACTAGCACCAGTAGTAGATGCAGTCAAACCACCACGCATGGTAGGATCGTTCAAGTATTTCCAGTCAGACTTGTAGAAGTCATAACCACGACGGAAACCACTGAAGCCCAAGTTCAAGGCCATGTTGATATCGTTGTCGAACAAACCGAAAGACGCACCGTTTGCGGCAGTACCACCGTTGAAACCATTCAAGGTAGCCAACATGTCGTCGATGTCGAAACTGAAGTCACGGTTAACGAAGATTACGTTCTCTTCGATAGAACCTTGCTTGTCCAAACGAGAAACGATAGAATCGAAGTCGGCCAAAGTGGTTGGGTTACCACCGCCCCATACGTTTCCACGGTCGTTTACTACGTAGAACACACCTTCAGAACCTTTGTAACCGGCAGCAACAGCACCTGAACCACTTACGGCAGGAACGGCTTCGATCATAGCGGTTTCCAAATAGTCTTCGAAACGCAAACGAGTCTCATGCTCAGACTTCAAGTACCACAAGAATCCAGATGCACCATTCTCGGTAGTAACCTCGATCCATCCGATCTGAGCCATGTCAGAACCAGATACCGCGTACTTATCCTTGATGATGATAGGACTGTTGTCGAAGATTTCATCTTCTGCTTCCAAAGAACCTTGCATTCCGTTAGTTCCTTTTTTGAATTCAGAACCGTAGATGAAGATTGTGAAAGTGTTACCAGCAGATGCGTTGGTCATACCGGCTGCTTCGTAGAAAGCAACATCGATAGTGCCAGCACTAGTGTTAACGGCAGTGATGATACCTTTGTTCTGGGTAGGACCAGCAACGTTAGGAGTGATAACTACAGTTTGGCCTACACGCAATGCGATGCTACCGGCAGTCAAACCAATAGAAGCACGGTTAGGAACCAACACGTCGTTGATAGTGAAAGTCGCAGTATCTGCGCTAGACAACACGGTGGTAGTACAGTTGATGTACTTGATGTGCAAACGGCCTTGTTCAGCCCATTTGATCATGTCTGAGTTGGATGGCATTTCAGCGCCAACCATACGCAAGAAAGAAGCGATAGTACGATTACCGTAACGCTCAAATTCTTTCTCGTAAGTATCAGGAAGATACTGGTTCAAGAAGTTGAAGTCGGTAATGTAGTTAGTAGATAGGGGGACCTGTTGCGCACTCGGCTGCAACTGATAGGTCGGGGTAGATAAAACTGCCATTGTAGTTTAATTTTTCTTTGTTGTAGTTAGATTTTTTTCATGCTTCGGATTCTCAAACCTTTGCCGGAATCAGGGTTCACCGATTTAACCTGGAACCCGTCTTTCACCGTTGACTGAGGGGCCTGTCTTTCGCTCATATTAATGTTCTTAATTTTGCGATTGACATCCTCTGTCGCTGCTGACATGCCTTGCTCATAAAAGAACTTGGCAAACCTTTCGGGGTTCATTGCCACCGCCAACGCTCTATGATAACCCGCTGCATCCTTGATCATCCCGCTCTCATCCAAGTACTTCGATATGAAGTTCGTTGGTGTCAGTTGGGCTTTCTTCAATTCAGCAGCATCCCCCGGGGCGAAACGTACAACCTGGTCATTCAACTTGAACTCAAAACCTTTGAACTCACTGTTAAATACCTCGTCGGTTTTCTTTGAAAACCAATCACGCTTACGCTCGGCTTCTTGCTCCATAGTTTTCGCCTGCGATATATATTGCTTGTATGCCTGCAACTCCTCTTTTTCTTCGGGAGAAACGTCTGCCGTTCTTGACTCAAGGGGCATTTTGTATTTCTCTTTCTGAGTAGTGAAGTATTGCTTGGCTTCTGCAATCATTTTTTTCTTGGCCAGTTTGGCTTTCTTGATAGTCGAGTCATCGTCCAAGTCCTCATTGTATGAGTAGTCTTCCATCATGACATCGATATCTTCGTCGTCCAAACCAACCTGTGTTGACTTGAAGTAACTGCGTAAGATGTTGTCAGGGTCCATTGTGTCGAAGTCTTCTTTCAACTTGAGGAAGTCTTCAAACCCACGGCCTGTCTCTTTGCGGTACTTCAAATATGCTGATACGTCCTCGGGCAATTGCTCGTCGGATCTCTCAGAGACCAACTCATCAAATGAGTTGATTTGTTTATTGTAGCGCTTGCTAATATATGAAAGAACGTCTTCCTCCTGTAACTCAGCACTCTGTGGTTGTGGCTCTGGCTGCGGCTCTGGCTGCAACTCAGGCTCTAACTCGGGTGTTGGCTCAGGAGCCGGCGCGGGAGTTCTCTGATGGTCCATCGATACGGCTTGCACCTGTATCTGTTCCTCATGCTTGTTCAGCAATTCTTCTTCCAACTCTTGTACGCCTTTACTTTCGATTGGCCTTACTTCTCTTACTTTGATTTCCATTTGATTAGATTTAATTTTTTACAAATTTATATATTTTTTCGAATATGGTTTAGCGAGGCTCGAATGTGCCTACGCATAAGCCAAATATGTTTTGTTTTTTCTGAACCCTGTTAAAAAACCACTCAATGTACTTTTGTTTATATCATAGCACCTAGCAGCCTCTGCAATGCAATCATAAAAAACACCATTTTGAGTGTTTACGACAATCCTTGACTTGTAATTGTTGGCGCCCGATTGGCTTTTGCTCCTTTTCTCAATAACATCTTTTGGTATTTTTCTTCCCTTCAAAGCATTGGATATGTTTTGCCTTCTTTCAATAGAGAATTTTTTATTTTTATTGGATTCAGATATCTTATCTCTTGTTTCTTTGGAGACAAATCTACCAATCAATCCTTTAGATATCTTGACTTTGCTTTCTTCCGTATGTCTAAACCCTGTTAAAGTGTTTGATATCTTCAGTTTTGTTTCTTCTGACAATACCTTAATAGAATTATTGGTTGAAACTAAGTTACAATTCAATCCTTGCTTTCCTAAAACATTATAAAAATCTTGCCAATATCTTTCTCTTTCATTCAACAATTCAACGGAACACTCTTCTATTACCTCAAATATATGATTATCAACGCCATACTTTACAAAAGAATTGTAGATTCTCAATTGTGATTTACACTTCAATTTTTTATACGTACAGAATCTTGAATCAATATCTATCGATTGGCCTACATATACATACCCTAATGGCGATATTATTTTATATATGCCTATCATCTTACATCAAATTCTTTCAACGAAAAGCCATCAAGCGAGTCTTCATTTGACTCGAAGTTGATTGGCGGTAGGTCGTTCTTGCGCTGATTGATCAACTTGGATTGCTCCGAGTTCTGTTGACTAATCCGCTTTGCCTTGGCTTCTTCCTTAGACATCTCTCTGCTAGTCAATGTTTGGTTGTTCAATCCGGCAATCGCCATGTTGTACTTGAACTCCTCACCCATCAACTGTTGCTTCAGTCCGGCCTCTGCCTTCATGCGCTCAATCTCAAAGGCCACTTCAGCCTGCTTGACACGCATCTTAGATTGGCCTTCTGCCTCGATCTTCATCATGGCAGATTGAGCAGCCATCTGTTGGAGTTCCATGTTCTGTTGAGCAGCCATCTGTTGCTTCATCATTTCCATTTTGTCCCTCTGCTCTTGCAACTTCATACGCTTAACCTTCAGCAATTGGTTTGCCATCTTAAGGTTCTTGATCTCGCGGATGTCAATTGCATCCTCAAGATTGATGTCGCCCTTTGATAAAGCCATCTGAATGTTGGCTTCCAACTGCGCACGCTGCTCCTCGTCGGGTGCAATCTCCAAGAAGATACCAAAGTCATAGATGTATAACTCCTTGATTTCCTGCAAGATAGAGACGTTGTACTTACCGATACGGCTGATGAAGTCGTCCTTGAAGTCTGCGTATTGCAGGATGTCCGCAACGCGGTAGGTCAATGCTTCTGCGATTGATCTGAATATGTATAAGCCAGCATCCAAGATGTGGCGAGTTGCTGTGTTTGAATTCAATGCGGCCAACTTCTGAAGACCCACCAATGAGTTGGGGTCAGGGGTGGATGCATCTCTTGCCTCGTTCAAGCCGGTCACTGTACGCAACATATCCATGTAGTGGTTATAGTTGGCGATCAGCATTTGCGTCTTGGCGGCGCCAGAGTTGGATGTCAATTGGGTGATAGGCACTCGTGCGTTGTTGAAGTCCCCCTCTTGGGTATAACTACGACCGATAACGCTACCCGTTTGGAAGTACAATCTCAATGCATCTTCCGGGTTATAGGCGTTGCCTGTTCCCAAATCAACCTCGTTCAACCCATCGGCATCGATGAATACACCATCAGGTACTGTACGAGCAATTACTTGTTGCAACTTCAAGTGAGTCAATTGAATCAAGTCAGCGAATGGAATCATTCTGCGAACCAAAGACTCAATCGTTCCTTTGTACATACGAGGCGCACATGCCACGTAGTTTGGCAATGCATGCTGTACAGAAGACTTGGGACGTACCATGTTCTTGGACATCTCCCACTTCAATAAGTAGTTGGTACCCATGACCATAACGCCCTCATACCATACATCGATGGTCTTCTCTACTCTCTCGAACTTACCATCCTCCATCATATCCATTGGTGGATTGAAGGTGTCATCTTTCTCAATGTAGCGGACGCCCCCACCCTCTAGATACTTCTTCTTATAAACAATCTTCTTTGTGGTTTTATAGTTAAAGTAAAGGAGAGTGGTGGTGTCCCTATAGAATAGGGTGTTCTGATAGAACTGAGCCACGTTGTAATAGTTGTACCAGTTCTGACTGCTCTTGGCAATTTCTTCCAAGTCAGCATTGGTCAGCGTGGGGTCTATCTTTAGTAACTCAATAATTGGTAATGATTTAATCTCGCCCCAATAGAAGCAATCTTTGAAGTATGGGTCTTCAGTGTAACTGTAAACCACATTAGCGGGGTCTACGTAAGACACTTGAACGCCTGTGCCGGGAAGGAACTCGTGCTTGGTTACACCGATACCAATAACAGTCATGTCGTAGTCGACACGCTTTCTCAAGTCGAGATACTTGTTCTCGTCAAGGATGGTATTGATGGCTTCCTCTTCTGCAATCTCAATCGCTGGCTTGTATTTCAACTGCATGTACAATGCCAACTCCTCATCGTTAGATGGGAGATCCTCGGGGTTAACCGTGAATGCACTGATGCCTGTACGCTGTTGAACAATCTCTAGGATATCCTTTGATACCATTTGAGATTCGATAATGTCTTGGTATTTGCTACGCTTTGCCTGAGACAATGCGTCCTGCGAGTAAGCCTTTACCTTGAACAATCTGTCTGACATTCCGTTCACCACGATATCCACGAACTTTGGGATAACCGGTACTGGTGTCCAGTCCAAATTCAAGTAAGACAAGTCGCCATCGATAGCGAGTTCGTTCTTGTACTTCTGCACAGACTGCTCACCACGAGCGTAAAGTCTGAGCCTGTGGAAGTCTCTCCACTGACCGTAGTATCTACATTGGTTTCCATCTTTACGGAACCATTCGTACTGGATTGCGCCGCCTATTTGTATACCGTATTCAGCAGACGCTTTTTCCTGATCAGAGGCGAACTGATCGGGGAATCCCGTGGCTGATATATTAACTAAGACGTCCTTCATCGAATGATTTCACTTATATCCCCTTTGTTTGAGTACCTTGCAAAAGTAATGCTAATTTTTGATTCTTTTTTTTCGGGTAAATATAGGTGTTTTTGATTTGCCATAATAGCAAGCCCCGAACTGATTGACGCATCGAAGCGTGTCCTGTTGGATATATCGAACTTTGCCCAGTCTTCGAGCGTCTTATTGAATGGCATTGTGCCTATCAAATCAGAGTCTCTGTACCGCCCTTCAAAGTCAAACCCGATGTGCTTCTCAATGTAGGACTCGATGGCCGCAGCGTGCGACTGTCTCACATCCTCCGATGAGTTTGGTATGCCACCCAACTCGCGCTCTGTCTTGGACAGATTGTTGTATAACTTGTCGGGTCGGTTGATGCTGTATCCTCGGTAGCCCCTGTTCTTTAGGTGGTATAGCAATCGCGGTTTGTTGTTCTCCGCTAGCACCGGCATACCATAGAAAACCAATGCCATCAGCACATCCTCGAAGAATATCTCCGCCGTTGGTGGTCTCGATATATACTCTAGGAAGAACTCGTTGGTGGGAGCATTGTCCATGTGATACTTGGTCAGCCCGTGTAGCGCACCATTAGACCCACGCCCATCGACGGTGGCCGAGATATCGTATGAGTCACAACCGAACGAACCGAGATGCTCGTTGCCGGGATACTTGATTCCGTTGCGGGTGATCATGCTGTTCTGCATATTGGAGTCGGGGACCCAACTCACCAAGAACCTGCCCCTGTTATCGGGGACGAACAGCACCTTGGTATCCTTGATACCATCCTTCCACATAAACGTACCGCGTGTCACCGTGTGGGCCAACACTTGCGAGTCGTTGTAGTCAATCTGTTGGTAGATCTTGGTAAGGTTGAAGAGCGATGACTTGCTCTCGTCACGGAATGCGTGTGACTCCGTGCGTGGGAACTGACGGTAGAATTCGTTCAACGAATCCGCATCGTTCTTGAGCGAAGCAACCTCCGCATCCCAATAGTCAATGGCTCCAATCTTGATCCAGTTGTTGTCAACCCCCTTTACCGGGTTGCTAGGAGTCCTAAACACAGGCATACCGAATCGATCGATAAAGCCCTCCATGTTCCACTCCATCGGAATAAACAGATTGTATAAGCCACTCTTAGTCTGTCCGTTAGCATTTCTAATTGCTGCATTTGAATCTTCGTATAGTCTCTTGTAGTTATCACCACCCTTGCTCAGTGCGTTGGATGTTGAACCCATCATGCACTTGCCGATAATCTTGCTACCGACACGCAAACAGGTCTTGGTTACGCGCCAGTTGTTAAGGATGTTGTTAGGCTTTACCCACTTGGCGCTCTCGTCATGTGCCAAGAACAACAACTTCTCCCCGTCATATGAGTTCTCTTCTGTGTTACGCCAGTCAATGGTGGTATCCAATCCATCAATCTCATCCAACGAAACATCGTACATGTTCTTCTTGGTGATCTTCGATGCTGGTACTCGGTATGCCAATTCAGTCTTCGGCTTGTCCATACCATCCATCACCGGCTTGAAGAAGAACGGCAACTTACTGTTGATAGGAACGACCTTGTCGGTGAACATCTTCTTGGCATCGATACCGGTCTTGGACAGAATGCCCACCCTTGAATCTCGTGCCAACGTACCGATGTTTACCACCTCTGAAGAACACATGAACGAGAATCCCGAACGACGTATCTTCAAGTAGATCATCCCGAAACAGCGAATGTCCGCCTTGCACGCCTCCCAAAAGATGTAGAATATCCTGTTGGCTTCCCGGTAGTCGGGGTAACCAACGTCAATGCTAGACCACTGAAGGTACATCCAATGGCTCCCCGTCACGTAGGTGGGTTCGCCATAGTTCATAAACCAAAAGCCTTGCTCACGACTGTCGTAGTGGCTTTCGATATGATCAATCCACCGATCCTTAAACTCCGAGGGGAGTTCGTTCCATTGGAAGATTGACTGAATGCGCTGTAGTTCCTTGGGATATTCTTGACGCTCCCAATACTGCTCGGCTATCTTCTTGCTTCGAGAGTACACCTTCTCGGGTGCCAGTGGCAATGCAACGATGAGACCGGAGATCTTCATGATCTGCCCGATCTGCCCGCTCTTGGAGATTATCACCATGTCGTACTGCTCATTGTACCCGTAACGCCATCCCTTCAGCGCGTTCTTGTGGTTCAAGACCGTCTTTGGAACGTAGTCCTTCAGTTCAATGTACAGGCTATTTTGATCTTCTCTCTGCGAAACCACGTTTAGAATCTGATTTTTTAGGGCCACTCTCAACCATGTCGATGTTCTCTCTCTCCGCAATGATGCGGTTTAGAATATCGAATGCATCAAATATAGCCAACTTTTTGGTAGCCGCAGCGTTCTTTAATTTGTCAGCCGATAACTCGTCGTCATCTCCCGGCTTTATGATATCCATGGCTGGCTTTTTAGGAATGCAACTTGGATGAGCCTTGAGTCGTCACCCTCTCCGAAGTTCTCAAAAATGTTACGGGAGTGTGCCAACTCAGAATCAAATATCACCATGCGATTGAACTTCGAATCCAACACGCAAGACCTTTCACCGTCCTGGTCATAGATGGTAGTGCCATCTTCTTTCGGGTGGTCCTTGCTCAGATAGAGTATCGCGGTAACATCGCCCATCATCTCATCGGTGTGGATGAAGTTCGGTTCTTGCTGCCCAAGCGGTGACTTGCGAACGAAATTAAACGTCACGTAGAAGTCCGGACCCAAATAGGCCATCGCTGTACGCGCGAACATGTCGACGCTGGATCTTGGTTGAATGTTATGGAACACCCTGTCCCCATCAACCACATCAATAAACTCCCCACTATGGATCTCCCTTATGTATCTCTCTGGGTCAATTAATACGTTGTCTAATATCCCTAAATTCATAGTTTAATTGTTATCTGATGATCGTATATCCTGTACAACTTCTCTCCGTCTACCTCAAACTCGTACTCGCTCTCAGGCTGAAAGCACACTAGGTCACCCGAATTCACGCCCTTGCTGACAAGGTAGTCGTTCGGGTAGACCATCTCCCCCATCAAGGGTTCTTCCTTGAACGGCTTAAAGATGTATGATTTCTGTACAGGTATGGGCTTGACGAAACAATATCGATCGTATGCATGCCACTGCCCGCTATGTTGGTATAAGAAAAACTGGTCAAGTTCGATGAAAAATAAATCTTCACGAAAGAAACTCTTCCCACTCTTTCGATTGCCTTTGATGTCGTTGTAGAATTTGAAAACATTGTGGTGTACTAATAAGATATCTCCCGGAACAATCGGCCCATCGTACCCACGGGGTACTTCAATGACCTCTGCTTCTCGGTTTGAAAATTTATGATCTTCTTCGGAGGTGCTGATAATCAACTCGATACCACCAATCTCCTTGGTGTTGTTATATCGCTTCCCCTTTACTGGCTTGGCGATAAAATAAAATGGTGACTGCATCAATAGTTAATGTTGTATTCTATGGATACAGGGATGGTAGAAGAAAACTCCTTCCAAAGCACAACCTCTTGCTTGGGGTTGATGATGTAAATTTTGATCGATTGCTTACGTTCGTCGTACTTGATTAGGTGTATCTCATTGGTATCGTTCAGCACCTTTTGCCCCACGATATAATGCATAGCACCCCCCTTGTAGTCCGGACCAATCGCTATTTTCCTGATGTCCATATTTCATTTGATTAGATTTGATTTTGTTAATGATGTTACTGGAGTTGCCAGATACTTATCTCGGCTGATGGCACATTGCTCCATCCACCCAAGTTGGTATGAGTGTACAACCCACCGTTATTTACGCCTGAACTGTCGCGCATAATCTCGAAAGACATGGTAGTACCAGCGGTTGTAATGTTGATCGGTATGGTTAATTCATACGGGAACATAACACCGGTAGAATCTAACTCGACGCCCTTGGTGCTACCAGACTGAACTCCGTTCACCAGGAAGCGGAACAAAGTAACAGTAACACCACCGGAAGAACCTTGACGCTCTATATTGCCATAGCCGTTGATCAGATACAAGCCAGTTTGGTTGAAGGTGATCAAGCCATTGGCGTCAATCATCACAGCATCACCCGATGTTCCTTGAGCCGCACCGAAACTAACCTGCAACGGATTATCAAGACCACTGGGTAGTTGGGTTACGGTGGATGTAGCAACCAACACAGGAGTGAATTCAAAAACACTAGCACATAAGGCAGCAATAGAACCAATAGTATAGTTCTTAGTTTCGTTGCTCGATGATACTTCTGTTCCAATTAATTTATCCGATACGGTCGGGGAACTGTCGACGTTATACTGTGAAATTTTCATCTTAGGTAAGTGTTAATAGGTATAAGGTTTTGTAGATAAGGGCTGACATCTCATCAAGAATGTTCTGCAAGCAATGAGGGTAGTTCTTGTACTCGTCGTCGATGGTCTTTGCCAATGACTTCAAGTGGGTGATAGCATCCTCTGCGGTAGACTGAGGGATTGTGATATCCAAACGCCCGTAGTAACCGAAGTACGACTCAGTGAAACTGTCGGTGAACTCCAAGATACCATCATAGTACGCGTTGAGCGCCTTATGCTCGGCAAAGGATTCAGTCTTGAGATGCATCAAGTGCATCATGTCGCGCGATTGGAATAGCATTCCAATAAATTTTGCAGGTGCCATTATTCTTTTTCTTTCTTTGTTATCTCCCCTGTTTTCATGTTGATCACCGCGTCCTCACCGTAGCGTTCAATCAACAGCCTTTCGTGATTGGAGAATTTCTCACGCAAGGAATCAAGCATCATCAATACAGAGTGTTTTTGCATCTCAAGGTCTGAAATGTTCAGCCTTAAACGGTTGTACTCAGCATTCATTTGCTGGATTGCTTCTAGTTCTTCTTTTGTTAAGTTCATTTGATTGGATTTTAGTACAAATATATACCTTTTTTAAAAACAAAAATCCCCCTTGGTGGAGGGGGACTAATGTACTATGACTAAACTAATTTACTTGCTTGCTTTCTTCTTGGCTTTGAACTTAGAAGCATCCATCACTTGGTAGGATGTCTTGCCATTCAACTTCAATGCCTTCAACAATTGCTTGCGGTTGCCGGCAGCCTTGTAAGATACGTGTACCCAGTCAGGGTTCTTGTCATCTCCGAACTCCCAAATGATTTGGTCGAAGTCAAGGTTGTTCACGATGTAAGAGAACAACTCTGCGTTCTTCTCGTCCAAGTCAATGTCGACAGCCTCACCAATGTTGTGCTGGCTCGCCTTGGCGCCACCGATGAGTTTGTTCAACTCAGGTGAGCGGTATCCGCTGCTGATTCTGATTGGGCATTTCATGCCTTCGCGCAATGGCTCAAGCACTTTCTCGCACAATAGGGTTAGGTTGGCTACAACCTGTGGGTCTTTGGGGATGTTAGGAATCCCGTTCTTGATGGCAGTCTGACTTTGAGTCAACTCCTTCATTGAAAAATGTTCTGTAAGGTTCATGGTCTTATCGTTTAATAATCAGCAAAATAAATAAAATTGCCGCCACAATTACAAGCCACCAAGGATAATCTTGCTCTTTGTATATCAATCTTGGCTTGGTTGTGATGGTCTTGGTCCTGATGATTGTCTTTGGTTTTTGAGTGACGATGGTCTTGATGGTGTCCTTGTAGCGGATCACCTTGACCTGGATGCCACCGGTATCAATGGTGATGGTGTCAATCTCCTTGGTGACTACGATCTTCTCGAAGTACAAAGAGTCATTCACCTTGATTGTGTCGGTGAAGGTTAGCGTATCCGGGGTGCAGATAGCAGGATCCTTCTTGCACGCCTGCTTGATATGCCACTGGGCAGAGCAGGATGATAGAAGAAGTATGATGATCAGGTATCTCATTCCTCGGTTTTCTTCCCGCTGAACTTGTCGATGGACGTAAAGCCCAACGTAAGAATGGTTACCCACTCTACGGCTTGCACCAGTTCGGCGCTTGGGGCTATGTCCTGTGGAGACATGGAGTTGTGAGCCAT